CCCATGCATTAGAGGATGAAGTGCTAGAAGCACAGGAGACCGACAATGCATAATCGACTGCAGTTCTGGATGGGCGCGCGACAGTTTGCCCTGCACATGCTTAGGCAACGCAATAAGCACAAAGAAAAAGAATACATCGGCGACACGATGCGCTATGTGGGTTTCACCACACGGTGCCTTGCTGATGAGATCCGCCGTGTGGAAAAGCAACTTGGCAGACCGCATCGTTACCTGCCCAAATCAGGATTTTATCAGGGGGTGCAATGGTGAAACGCGAAGACTGGATCTTTTTGGTGGTGTTCTGCACGGCTCTGGGCGCCATCTTTGTCTTACAAGACAAGACAACGCAGCGGCTAGACGATGCTCAAGTCATCCACTGCGAGATGGTGGGGATCTATCTTAAGTCCAACGGGGAGTTTGGGTGGCCGGATTACAACAGCACGGCGCAGTACTGCCCAGCCTTGGAGCTGCCCACGGGAGAGGTGCAATGAGAAGCGGCTACGAAATGTTGCGTGAACGAATTGTGTCGCATCCCGAGGAGTTTGATTTTATGTGGAGGGACGAAGATATGGATGAATACACCAACACCCCGTTCTTGCGGTCTTTGCACCCGCTGTTGGGGCAGACTTCTACCAAGTGGGACAGCGTTCTTGAAATAGCGTTTGATGGATCGCGCTCAAGGACGTTCATAACTTCACAGCAACGCCAAGAGCTGGAAGAGGCTCTTTACGCAGCACAGCGCGTAGCGTTTGCTCGGCGCGTACTTGAGATACTGGCGCACGAATGTGAGGGGGTTAACCTACAAGACTATGCGCTTGAATGCGCTAAGTACTGCCCCGAGCTACTTCCACTGTGCAATGGAGAGGCGCAATGAGCAAGAAACACCGATCAATGGATGAGCATCAGTCCGACCAGCGCAAGCTGCTGCACCTTATAGGAACCACGCTCGACGCGTGGTCTGAAACGAACAAGAAGGAGTTCGGCTACAACGGCATCGTTATCATCGGTGCGCTGTCCTCGGCTCTGGCCGCCGTCTGTGCGCTGTACCGAGTGCCGATAGAAGACATCGCACGGCTGATGATTGAGGGCGCACCCTTTATCGATGAGGATAGCGACCATGACCTGCACTGAGCGCCTTGGCGCAGCAGTACACTGCAAGCGCGTGGGGCTGCGAAGCTGTAAGGAGTTTGCCCGCCTTGCCGGCGTGTCAGTCAGTTTGATAAACCTGTGGCACCGGAACAACCCCCAACAATTTGATGCTGCGCTCGCACAGGCGGCAGTGACGAGGAGAGCACAGCGTGGATGACTACGATTACGACGAGGCCAATTTAAGGCTTGAGCGCAGCTTGATGCGGCGCATAACCCGCCAGCGGATCGAACACTGGCACCCACAAGACCCAGACTACGTAGGGGACGAGGACGAGGAAGATGACGATGGAGAATAACAGCGCACTCGACGTGCAGATCGGGGGGCAGCACTACAAGAGCTACGCCATACAGCCGGTGGAGTTCATCCACAAGAACAAGATTCCCTATATCGAGGGCTGCGCGATCAAGTACTTGTGCCGCTGGCGCGAGAAGGGCGGCATCGAAGACCTGAAGAAAGTTAAGCACTACATTGACCTGCTGATTGAGATGGAGCCGTGATGCCACAGACCAGCGCAGTGCTTAAGGGTAAACGGTGCATGTGCCCGACCTGCAAAGAGGTGTTCAGCTCGGCTACAGGGTTCGACAAGCACCGCAAAGGGACACAGGGCCACGACCGACGGTGCGTGGACCCCGCGTCAGTGGGCATGCAGATCAGCGCACGGGGCAACAATACCTATTGGACAACACCGATGCCTGCGGGCGTTGTATGGGGGGCGAAATGATCGAGATCATAATAGCAATACTTTTGGTAATTCTGTGGTTTATTGCGGCGGGTAAAAGCCTGTTTTGGTTTGCAGACAACGGGGCTGGTGACTTACGTGCGTGGGTGTACGGGGGTGTTGCCGTTGTGATGTTGGCGTTGGTTATAAATGGATTGGCTGAGTATGAACGAGATAACCCCTGTGTAACTTACGAGTCGCGGCTTACATACAACGCAGCCACAAAAACAATGATGCCGATGCGAGTCTGTGTCGAGCGCGGGGAATGGGAGAATGTAGAATGAAACCAAGACCAACCAAGATACAACCCGGTGCAACGCACTGGAACCCGAATGGTACCCCTGAATGGTATACAAAAGACTTTTTTGGGACGTGGGTGTTTTTTGACGTGGATGAGTGGGTCAAATCTTACGCGGGAAGCGGGACTTTAAGCATTCTCATCCCCGTTGAAGAACTGATGCAGCAACCCCCTGAATGGAACGGCGAAGGTCTGCCGCCTTTCGGTGTTGATTGCGAGATAACAACTAAAACCATCCTTGGTGCAGTTGAGTACGAAGGCATTGGTATGTTTATCGCACAGACTATGGACTACTACGTGATGCTAATGCAGAACGACCGGACACCGTGGTTTAGGGGCAAAGACCGAGTAACTTTCCGTCCCATAAAATCCGACTTACCTGATTTATGGCTCTGCGCCATTAAAGGTGGAAGCAGGCAAGGGAGGGGAGTGATGAGATACAGAAAAAAGCCAGTAGAGATTGAAGCAACGCAGTGGTTTAAAAATGGCGATCACCCACTGGATTATGCGAGTGAACAGACAGGGTACCAGAACGGAAGATTGACAAACATATCCGCCGATCATAGGAAAGCGCATAACTGGGAGGGCGAGGTTGTTCGGTACTACAGATCGCCATCGCTCGACGGGCAAACGCAGTGCAAGCACTGCGGGCAGATAATGCACCTGCACGGCTGGATCGACACGCTGGAGGGTGGTCACATTGTATGCCCCGGCGACTGGATTATCACAGGCGTAAAGGGCGAGCACTACCCATGCAAGCCTGACATTTTTGCGATGACGTATGAGCCTGTGGATGCAGGCAAGGGAGGTGAGGAGTGAAGTCACAGAAGTACTACCGGCTGATAGAAGAGGCTCCACCTGAGCTGGCTGACCAGCGAAAGAAGATCGCAGACGACATCAAGAAGTACCTTGCCAGTGGCAAGCAGATACAAGAAATACCCACAGGCTACTCAAAGTTCAGCGACGTGCCCATGCGCAGCTGGATCAACGAGTCGCGCATGCGCAAGCTTAATGAGGGGAAGACATGATAACTGTTTCGTTAGCGGAAATTAAAGCCCACACCCCTCCAATCAAGGGCTGGAAAATGCTACTTAAAACAAAAGGTGGTGCTCGCAAAGCAGATATGGACTTGCAATTCCCGATTGTGGAAGTTTTAGATTTGTACGATTTTTTTAACACCCTGCTGGTGTTGCGCTGCCGTCCTGAGCATGATGAGTTGTGGCAAGAGTACGCTGTGTGGTGCGCTCAACAAGTCGAACATTTAATTGATGTCGAGCACGAAGGAGCCAAGGACAGGGCTGCTGTAAAAGCTAAAATGGCCGCGTTTTTTGCTGTTAAGGCCGCAAAAATAGCCACTTGTAAAGATGCTGGAAGCAATGTGTGGATAGTTGCTATGTGTGCAAAAGACGCTGCGCGGATGGCGGGATGGAGTGCTGATAATACTAAGGGTGGTGCTGTAGCTGCGGCTGCCGCTATCGTTGCGCAGAAAAGTCACCTTTTAAAAATGATTGCAAGGACAGGAATATGAAAGCCAGCTTAACAGTTGAAACACTCACGTTTTTGCAGACATTCAAAGAACTGACTGAGGCTCAACATTGGCAGAAAAAGATTAAGAAGCCCACAGTTATCGTCCATCTTTACGAGCATGAGGACAGCGAGTTGTTTGCTGTTATGAGCGAGGCCGATGCGAAATGTATCACCGAGGCCATTGAAGCGAAACGCAGAGAACTGGAGAAACGATGAAACGCCGAATACACGTTAACCAGCATAACATCCGCGCCAATACCAAGGGCGCTGACCTGCCCGTGCTGACCATCAAGAGCAGTCAAGGCAACACCAAGTGCAATCGGGTCACGATTCATGGTCCAAGCACCGTGGTCTACTCACCAGACAAGCCCCTGTCCTGCGGTGCCAAGGTCTGGGTGGAAACCGATGCAGAGATCACGGTGCATGATGAACACGCCGCCTAGCCCCGTTCCAGACAGGGAAGACAAGGCTATCCTCAAAAACAAGAGCCCAAGCTATGTCATGGGGTGGAACAAAGTAAAACACCGGCAGGAGGAGGGCGCGACACCCGTGCGCAAGCAAAGCAGGAAGAGAAAAGGCTCATGATCCACGGGGAAGGGTTCGCGATTCACGGAAAAGGGTTCGCGACCCACGGCTCAGGGGTGATTTTTCAGGGAAAAGGGTGCGCGACCCACGGCTCACGGACAACGGATTACACTTCTGTAAGCTATAAGGGGTCTAAGTGCGTTGTTAGTAAATTACCAATAACAGGTGGGTTTTGGTGTAATAGGTGTAATGATTGGTGTTTTATATAGTGTAATCAATAGGTTATCTATTACGTTACTGTATTTAGAGTAGTGTAGGGCAGTGTAGGGGTGTAATAGGGTATTTGGGGTAT